CCTTTTTTTGTCCCGAACAATGAAGAAACATCTATTTGCTTAGTTAATTCCTTATCTGCTTTCTGTAACTCGTAAAGTTCCCTTCTAGCATTTTTAGCAGCTTCCGAGAAATTATCTACTTCTTTCTGTAGAGCCTGCTGATACTGGCTTCCTCCTAGCTGAGAAGTAAGACCGACACCGCCACCAGCTACCGTCATAGAAGAACCTTGGGCTTTTGCTTTTTCTAAAGCCAGTTCAGCCTTTTCCTGTTTATTCAATGCTTCCGTAACCTGTTTTTCAAGCTCCAGTCTTCTTTCAGCATTCTGCGTAAGCTGATCCTGTATTGCTCTAGCTTTAGCAGCCTTTATAAGAGAATCAGTAAGCTCTAGATATTTCTCCGATGCCTCTCCTGCCAGTATAGCTTCGTTAGACATGTTTTCAAAATAGTCCGGATATTCTCTTTTAAGGTCTTGAACAGCTTCCTTCCTTAACTCTGTAGACTTAGTAACATCTTGAGTAGTTTCGTATATAAGTTTTAACTTAACAATGTCCTTCTGAGATTCTGAGATACCTTTGCTTAACGCATCATTTACCTGCTCAGTAGACTTCTTAAAGCTATCCATTGCAGATTTCCCCTTAATCAGACTACCTACATAAGTAAATAAGTCCTTTCCGTACACCGTTAATAATGTTATACCTATAGACATAGCAGTATTATAAGAAAGAAAAGCCTTTCCTACACTCTTCCATATAGGAACGGTTGCTTTTCCTTCCGCTGCTGCTGCTGCGTTGGCCGCTTTTAGCTTGTTTATTTCATCGACCAGCATAGGAATGTTATTAGATATAGCCAAGAAGAAAGTATTAGCTGAAACCGCTAAAGAAGGTAGTTCACGGACAAGCTGGGCAGCTGAAACCCCTAGTCCATCCCAAGAACTTTTATAATTACCCACATTTAAAGTATATTTACCTGTAGCTTCCTGTAATTGCTTCATCCTAGCATAGATCTCGGCTGTCTGTTTTACTAGAGCTTGTCCGGACTTAGTGTTTTCTAGATATTCCTGTGACAGCTTATTAATTCTCATTTTATTAAGAGAATACTGAGCAGACAACTTATCGTAGCTACCTTCCATAGCTGAGTTAAGACGGGCCATTATCTTATTTAAATTAGCCTGTTCCCTCTGCTGCTCTTTCAGATAGGCCAGTTCTTTTGCTGTATCGCTCAAAGCGAAATCTAAATCTTTCTGTGCTTTCGCGAGTTTATCCACTTCATTAACTACTTTTGGAATCTGTTTTCTAGGTTCCTCGGTTGCCCCGGACAACTTTTCCAGTGTCTTCTGTAAATCTTCGGCTCTCTTCTGAATATCGGAATACATCTTATTATATCCTTCATTCAGCTGAGTTAGTTGCTGTATAGCTTTCTCTATAGATCCATCCGGAGAAATCAGATCTGAATATTTTATAGGATTATCCATATCTTTAATTTTACTTGTTATTTAAATCAAATTTCACGTATTTCCCACGTTTTTATATTCGCAATGCAATTTATCAAATAATACATTAAAAGCTCTTATTTCGCCTTATTTTTCTTTGCTATTTTTTTTATGTAGTCAAAGGCATTATAAAACTGCATAACTGACATTTCTTTTGGATTTACTTGCACATTGTGCGCCAGTATAAGACACATTTCCTCAAATTGCTTATCGTAGGATATTTCTACGCTATTTCTACCCCAAAATATCCGGGGCTTAGCCAGCAGTGCGAGCTGTGTTTCTAACTTTTCGCATTTACTACTAACATCATCCCCGGATATTATATGCTTTAATCGCAACAAGGTATGATCTTTTAGCAGGTCAAAATATTCCTTTACGGAAGCATCTTCAAACTTTCCCGGGAAATATAGACTTAACTCTCGATCAATTTTTTTTTTGACGAGATCCAAAATCCCATCTATCCAGCTTTTCTTAACCTCGTTCAGTATCTCCAGTACTTTTTTCAAACCCACATCGGAAAGATCATTCATTTCTTTTCCATCAATCTTATGTACTAGTACAGCAAAAGCCATATACTTTGGAGATATTTCTTCTGATATTAGATATATAGCCTGCCTCATATTCTCCATTTCTACTACGGCCATTTTAGGATTTGCGCTAATATATAATTTGGCCCGGTCTATATGATCTAACACATCATTCATATCGCTTCCTACTCCGCTGTCAATTAACAGGTACTTGTTATACTTCTGAAATCTTACTATAGGAAGTTCATCTATACTATCATATAGTTCTACTACATGTTTATTTATTCTTTCTTGTCTCATATTATATAAAATATCTAGCTAAAGGAGTAGCACAAAAAGCACACAAAACATATTCCCCGGTTCCGGTTACACAGGAAAAAACAACTGAAATAATTAAGCAGATCCACCAGCACAAGCAGAAGTCACAGCTAAAAAGATCAGATATTATTTTAGGGGAATATACCTGTATCTTTTCCCTTATTCCTACTTTGGTAATAAACAACACTATCCAGCAAGTAATTAATGCTATAATAATAGCAGCACAAAGAAATTCTTTCATTTGCAGTCCTCCCGATAAATTATATTTCCTTCTATTCTTAACCCTGCGTATGGGTACATTAAAAATTGCGTGTCTACTTCCTTTAGAGAATACTTCTTAAATATATTATTGGCATCCTCATAGAATCTGTCAAGAACGATCCTAGATCCATCCGGCATTACAATTTCGCTTAATGCTCTAAGGAACTGCCTTTTTATTTCCTCGGTATTTCTTTCTTGATTTCCCGGGAATATAGTTCTTAGGTCATACCAGCAGATCAGCGCAAATTTCGTAGTAATAACGCTGCGTTTCCATTGGGCAAAGTCTATCTCTTGCGGATCATCAATATCGAAGAAAGTTCTATTTCCTAGATTCTCTCCCGGAAGCACATTCAAGTACTCATTTCCCCCAATATAGACACCGGGGTAATAATACTCTTTTCCATCCATCAATTTAACCAGCTTTTGAACCTTTCCAAAAGCAAAATTAAGCCATCCTATCTTTTCAATAAGATAGTCTTGTATATGCGCTAAAACCCGGTCTATCATTACCGGGTTACTCAGTTTAGGCGCTTGTGGTAAATTATTCATATCCTAACTCTTTTTTTAATTCTTTTATCAGTCTAGGTATGTAGAAATTATGACATAAATACTTAACCATTCCATCCTGCAAACCTAGTATTTCGTCTCCATATTTTTGCACCAGTCTTTCAGTCTTCCAGTCACTAGCCTTAATCTCAAAGCCATCGGGCAAATATTGTACCCAAATAGACGATTGCCATTCAAAGGTATCTCTTAAAGTTACCCTGTTAGTAGGCTGTCCCTTTTTCTTTTTTATAGCTATTGTCTCGGCAGTATATCCCGGAGTTATCTTCTTTCCGTCTCTATTTTCTCCATCATCGTATAACTGGGAAATATTCATTTCTATTATTGTATCTTCTGCCTCTATTGTACCAGCTTCCATGTAGGTATTAATATTATCCTTAAACCTATTCAGCTTTTCGATAAGGTTAGTTATTTTATCCATAATACAATTTTTGAAAGAAATTATATACAATATTTCTATGAAATTATATATTTACGTTGTCGTAAAATAGATCCCTTCATCTTGACAAGGGAGACAAATTCTATTCATTCCGGTAGTATCTACGTCCAAAGCATTCATAGCTTGATCCAGCCTGTACATTATTCCACTCTTCTTAACTCCTTGGCTGTCTCCATCCAATTCATACAAAAGCTCATTTCTATTGAAATTCTGCTGCATTCGATTAATTCTAAAACTTGGGTTATAAGCGAACTCTCTTATCATGTCAGCAGCTACTTGCAACCCGATCACGTTTTGAAATGCCTTTCTTTGGCTGATTATTATATCAGTCAAATCGCATTCCAGTGTCACTCTAAGATTAATTCCATAGTTGGTTTGGTATGTATAGATATTACTTTGAATATCCCACATTTTCATTTCATCATTGGCCGGGGTTTTAAATGGGTGGATTTCTAGGTACTTGCTCCATGCTTGCCAATTCAAATAATCTACCCTACTACAGGTAGAACACGGCCCCTTACTCCAGTCTCTATTTTTCTGAACAGCTTGCATTCTTTCCGGAAGTTTAGTCTGATCGTAGCATAAGAACCATGATCCCCCGGCATCGGTATCTTCGCTTTCGTATGGCAAAAACAGATCATCCATATCTAGCCATTGCATACCCCCGGATTTGGTATAATTTACTTCTATCTGCTGAATAGGATCGGGACTACTGCTATGAAATACATAAAGAGTAAAGTTCCCATTCTTGTTAAACTGAACCCCGATCTTTTCCACCTTCAAAGTTACTCCTTGCGCTCTTACAGGTACTATTTCAAAGCCTACTATACTATTTGTATTTCTTACCACATCAGATAACCTTCCGGCACCATCGAATAAGGTCTTACTCTCCAGCAGATTCTTTATTGTTCTTTTTGCTAGTTTTTCGCTATAAAACGATTCTATAGCCTTTAATATACTAGCACCCGTCTTCTGCTCTAGCCACTCGGAGAAAAGCGCATTTTCGTCTTTATCATCCCCTTCATACTGGGAAAAGTCCGGAGCAATGCTTTTAATGTTCTCTAGAGTTAATAGGGGGTGCATGTCTTGGTAATATTGCCCAGTCTCACTTTTAGTCAGTTCATCAGATAAAGATATAGCAGTCTTATCGTAGTTCTGCCTCCATCCTATCAGATGTATTAATTTCTGCTTAATATCTTCCGGTCTATACATAATATTCAGTTTTAAAGTAAAAAGGGAGGGGCTAAAGCCTCTCCCCTTATTTAAAAATCATTTCCTTCTTACTCTGCTGCTGCTGCATCCTTAGTGTAAACAGGAGATTCTTTCGTGTTAGCGATAATAACCTGCTGAGTATCGGCTGCGGCCTCAGAAGCAATTTCTACCTTAATGATAGGGCTTGCAATAGTACTCGGTGCGCTGTTATATGCAGTCACTACAGCCACATCTACAGCAAATCCATAATGCTGTTTCAAGTTTCTTGTCATATCCGCTGTAGCAGCCCCGGCAATGGCATTGAAGTCCCCTACGCTTTCATAGTAGTAAGTACCCACCGGAATATTAATCATCGGAAGGTTTTCTATTCCCCATTCGTGACCAGTACGAGACTTGGTACCTAGCAAGCATTCTCTTTCGAACCGGAACAACAAGCCGAGATTTCCATCAGTAACAGCATAAGCCGTTGCGAACTTCTGACTTTCGTTTGTGATTTCATTGGTAAAATGCAGGATTTTATCAGAGAATTCCAGCTGTTTGTTTACTTCATTGTAAAGCCCCTTTTCTGTCATTTTCCGAATAATACTTTCAATTCCGGCATTACCTACCAAATGGATCTGACCAAAGTAATCGTTAGCTGCCATAATCGGGTTAATATCTCCGATCACGTTTTCCCGGTTTTTCCAAGCACATTGTACAGCATTACCTGTTGTCTGATAGTTCAGCTTATCTTTGAAGACCTGCGTCTTTGCTGTACCCAAAGCAGTCGCACACAGGTTATCCAGTTTCTTAGCAAAAGCATAGAGATACTTGTTGAACTTAACTTCAAAATCTCGCTGCATGGAAATTTCATTGTTCATATACATAGCCGGAACAATGGTAAAGCCCCAAGACAGAGTAGTGAAGTTAATCTGAAACATCTTCGATTCATTTTCGCTATCCGGGATTTCTACGGCTCTTGTGCTACCTATAGAAATTCCCGAATCGTAGTTAATGACAGGGGTTTCAAAAGTATTTCCGATACTTTCTTCTGCTTTTTTACGCATTTCCGGGGTTAGAATCCCGTTAGGATCATTGCTCTGTTGCATGAATACGTCCAAAGCGCCATAACGGCTAGGGCGATACTCATTTTTGTCTAGGTTGCTAGACGCACGCATGTTTTGCATTCTTGTCGCTAGTAAGCTCATAATTTTCTCTTTTTAGTGGTTAATACTAATTTTATTTTTACGTGTTACCCTTGCACGTTATTCCATTTTCATTTTGTCTACTCCGTTTTCTTTGCGGATCTTTAACGCTTCATCTGCGAATTCTTTACTACCCCGGGTATAACCTAAGGCCATCAGATGTTTTGCTATCTTTTCGTCAGCTTCTACCTGCGAGGAAACACCGGAAAAGTCGATTGCATTATTACCAGCTCCAGTCGGGCTTCCGCTTCCAGTTCCGGCACCAGTCTGTCTTCTTCCGGTTTCGATAACGTCTTTAAGCTCGCGAGTTAAAAGCTCTCCAGCAGTAAATGGATTCAGCTTATTTTCCGGATTCGTCATAATATTACCAGCAGAATCACGGAATACCAATTTCTTTGTACCATTATCTTCTACCCAGTCGGCCTTACCTGTGCTAAGAACAGATCTCTTTGCAGATTCGATCAAAGTCTTCTGTACACTCTCCGGATAGATACTCTTGAACTTAATTCCTTGCAGAGCTTTGGTAAACTCTCCATCGATTAAGCTGTTCTGATACTGAGAATTAAGATTATTATATCTTTCCTCCCAGCTCTTCTTATCTACGTCATAAAGCTGCTTAGTATCTGCCAGCTGCTTCTGCGCATCCTTTAACTGCTGTGCAATAGCTTCGCTTCCCTTTCCTTCCGCAATGGTTTTTTTGTAGCCTTCGATCTCTTTTTGCAGATCAGAAACCTTTTTGTTAAGTCCGTCATAACCTTCCGCTTTAGTCTTATAATCGGTAAGAACTCTTTTTACGAAATTGAAGGACTTTTCATCCTGCTGCTTAGATATTCCTGTTACCTCAAGAACGTCTTTATCGTATTGTCTGTGCAGCTCTCCGATTCTGTTACCGATAACCGTATTTTCATCGTTTTTAGAAAGTTCTTCTATAGCTGCCACCTGTTCATCGCTTAAAGCGCTTAAAGCTGTGTTAGCTCTTAATATATCTCTAGTTAAAGCCATAATATTTTTTTTAGATGTTTTCGTTAGGGTTCCACAATACCGTTACTTCATAACCTAGCATATCAGCATTGCTCTTGTCGTTCTCGTTCTTTTTCGAAGTCAAAGCCGAGAATTCGGTTTTAGTGAACTTCTGCACAAAAGGAGTAGATAACTTTTTCCCTGTTCTGCTATCGAATCTAGGCTTATCCAACAGGACATGGAATAGATGCTTTTCGGAGTTATCCGGAACGTAATCTTTTTTAAGCTGTTCCTTCTCCTTCTGATCCATTTCTTCCTGTGTTTCCACTTCCGTCTTTTCCAGTTTTACCTGCTGATCCATCTGTTCCTGCATTTTGTCCAGCACTGATGTTTGTTCGCTGTTCTTCGGCATAATCTTTAAATTTAGAATTAATAATACTTATTTTCTTATCGAACGAAAGCGCACTACCAAATTCAATTATATTAATGTTCTCCCGTTCAAATCTTTCCACAAATGTAGCGAAATTTATTTTTATAAGCATCAAAATAGGATCAATAAGTTGCTTACTATATAAATTTTGCATTTCATTAATAGTCAAATGCCTATAAGGTTCTAGCTGTTTAAGAATCAGCATCCTCTGTAATTGCACAGGGTTATTCCTGTTTTCTGTTGCAATTATCTGATCTAAGATCACGTCTAGCCGGGCTTCGCTGGCTCCGCTTTTCTTGGAATTATCGTAAATAGTCTGCAAGTCTTCTACCGTGTAAAGATAGAATTCATTTCCCCAGTTAATGTTACTACTAAGGAAGTTTTCTCCGTATCTTAATCTACAGATAGTATCATCTACGAATTTCTGAGCCTTTTCGAAATTGGTTTTAAGACTTAGCAGAACATTTTTCTTGTCCTCAAAGTTAGCATCTACCTGTTTTTCGTTAATACTTTCCTTCTGCTGCACCTCCCCTCCTGTTCCAGTTACTTTCCTGTATATTTCATCTGCCAGCCTCTTTTCCTCGTTTACGTTATAGTTAAGGCTATTAATATCAACCGTGGTTATCGTAATAGGGTTTCTCAGATCCGGAGTATTATCTTTAGGTATTGGAACCTCTATAAGAGATCCAGCCCCGGCCAGCTTCTTCTGACTACAAATAGGACATCTTTCTACGCTTCCATCCCTTAATAATTTATATTCTCCTTGAATGTTTCGGAGAAATCCACCGTCACAATAGTCCCCGGTTGAATTATTCCGGAAATTACAATTAGCCTTATAAGAAGAATAGATAGGGTAAGGCGCATAAAGATCTAAATGCTTTTTAGAGATCCTAAAAAATAGCAGCCAGTCTAAGTTACCCAGCTGTGGAGATAACGGGCTTTTCTTTATATCCGGCAATTCTTCCGATGTTGGAGTAGTCCAAAAGAACTTAGCAGGGCAGTAACCTAGACTATGTGTAGTTTCGGAAATAAGATCTCCCACTTTCCCTTTTTGGTCGATCTCAAATACCCTCATATACACATCATCGAATTCCGCTATTCTATTCTCCGGCTGTTTGAATATGATCCATTCTAAGTTATCTCCCTTTAAACTATAGTCTATCACATTTTCAATAGCCAACCAGTAGAAATAAGGTTCGGGAAATTCTGTAGTCTGTTCCTGTGGCAGATCTACGACCAGCACGCTATTAATAGCCGTTTTCATAGCAGACCATCCCTTAGTCTTCCAAACATTCGGTTCTCCTAACACCTCCTGTCTGTACCATTCCCAATCGTCTTTTAATGTGCTGTCTAAAAACTGGAAATTGACGGCAGAATTTCTACCGTCAAAAACTCTTTCCAGTTCTTCATAGATCTTATCCGAAAGCTCTATGTTTGGAGTAGGGAACTTAAACAAGGAAAGGAAAATCGCAAATTTATCTTTAGGGATAAGCCTTCTAACCCAGTCTGCAAATTCAGTAAACGGGGCTGCTATCTCCATAGAAGACATGTAACTTTCCGTATGAAAGCGAAGCCGGGCTTGATGCCTAATAGCTTTATCAATTATTTGCTTTTTGCTCGGCCTTTGCACTATTTCCTTGATTTGTTCTCTTAGTAATGCCATCGTAATAATCGAATTGATAAGGTGAATTATCCGGCAATTTCCATCCCCCATTATTGGGCATTCTCAGTATTCGCTCGGCATGATCTATTTCTAGATCTCTTGTCATTCCGTCTGCCGTAACCAACGTAACAATACTACCGGGCTTTCTTTCTATTCTCATTCTGCCGCCTTTTTAAGATCAGTTAAAGCATTAAAATCAGAAGGCTTAACCCTAACAAGGTTATCAGACCAGTTAGGCATGAACTTCCAGCTAATAGCATTGCTGTCCGGAGCTTCCAGCCCTCCCAAGTTCTTATCTCCGATAAATAGACCATAGATAGGAATAGGGGTATATTTGGTCGGTTGTGCAGGATCATCAGCAATAGCGCCTAACTCTCCATTTTCATCGACCAAGAACACACCTAAAGCGCCCTCGCATTGCAGTTTCTTCAAAGCCTTAATAGTGTCTTGGTGTTCTTGCAACAAGTTACCGCTAAAAGGTGTAGGCTCTCTACCGATATTGATTTCCACACCTCCCAAAGTTTCGTTTCCACCTCCATACGTTCTAGCTGCGCCCGGCTCTGTAGTAGGAGCAGTAATATATGGGGAAACTACTACCTTAGTTCCATCCGCTGCTGCTAGCAAGGTAGTCCAGCTAGCCAGCTTGGTAATGTCTTTAGTAGTTTTCACGAACTCGTTCTTTACCCCGGCTGCGCTTTCCAAACGCTGGAAAATAACTTTCTGAATCTGTCCGAAGCTATCCGGGCATTCGTACAAAGGTACGTCCGGGAGACTTGCTCCCAAAGGGCAATCACATACTAAACCCATAATTCAAGAATTTTAGTTAAACAATATGTTAATTATATAGGGCTTTCCCTTTGCCCTGTGGCACAAAAATAGTGCATAATCTTGTAAATGCCAAAATTTTAGTTCTTTAATTCGATTCCTTCATCATTGATTAATATCTCCTTCTCTATTATTCCAGTAAGCGCGTCTGCTGCATCATCATGGGCATTCGCTTTAAAGTTTCTTAGGAAGTTAGTAACGTGCTTGTAGAACAAAGGGAAACGGGTTTCCCAGTCAAATGGCATAACTACATGGTAAGAAACTAGGCCAGCATTCGTAACAATTCTACTTTCCTTATTCCCGGTCTGAGTAAACCAGTTAATATCAGTTCTAGTCTTTTTCTGTATAATCTTAGAAAAAGCCTTTCCTCCGTTGTTACTTTCAACATTGGCATACTGGGTTACTTCTCTATTCAGCATCATCGGAACGCTCTCTGTCGTTACTTCTATAGGTTCATCCGTATATATTACATCTGTTACCATTATCCATTTTACAGGATTTCCCTTTTCGTCTTTAGCTTCATTAGACAGAACCAAGTTATAGTTAATAGAACACAAATAGTCTGTTCCTTCATCAGCGCAATCGGTATAATTGCCCTTAGAGATCAAAGTACCCCAGTCCTGCCATCTGATATAGGTTTTATTAATGCTATACAGAAGACCTACAGAAGTACCCGGGAAACCTTGATACAGGCAATCGAATTGAACCTTATCTAGCTTTCTTTTAGCAAGCAGGCTGGCTAGATTATGTCTACCCGGCCACAAAACGTCGCCCACCTCTCTAGGATCTAGCTCTGATTTATCAGTTGTCTTAATAGCTTCGAAGTTAATCTTAACCCAAGCACCTTCCGGAATATTATGCAGATCCTTTTCGTCTTTAACTTCTATAATCTTTTCTTCCTTCTCCAGCTTACCAATAATATCATCAGAATGCCATCGGGTAAACACGATCAATCTTTGGCTATTATTATGCATACGTGTTTCTACTACGGTCGTATACCAGTTCCAAGCTGCTTCCCTTACTACAGGTGAGTTAGCTTCCTTATAGTCCTTATAGACATCATCTAGGATCATTATGTCTACTGATTTACCTGTCAGCGGCCCCCCACGACCTACTACTCTTAAACCTCCAGTATGTCCCACGCATTCTATTACATCGCTATTTCTCTGATAAACGCTAGATCCGGAATTTTTCTTGCTTCTAGATAAAAAGGTTTCCGGGAAAAGCTCTCTGTATTCTTCCGTATCTATAATCTTTTGTACGTCTCTATTAAAGTCTCTAGCGAATCCTGTAGAATAGCTCCCAATAGCTATTTTTTTGTCGGGGTTATTCCCTAGAACAAAAGAGGGCATTATACGGCTAGATCCTTCGCTTTTCCCATGCTGAGGAGGCATAGTAACAATTAGCCTTTTAATCTCTCCGTGTGCAAATTTATTAAGGATCTTATAATAAACCTTATGGAAAGGCTGTATATCTAGATTCGGTTTCATATACCGGGCATAACACAGCAGGTCAATCCTAGCAGCAGCCTTAACTACCTCTTTAGGGTTGTTCTTGACAAATTGCAATGCAGAAACAGCAGGATCTACATTCTTACTTTCTTTTTGTTGTTTCTTCCTATTTTGCACAACAGCCATTTTTTTACTTTTTTGCTTTCCATTTGTCGCATCCCTTTTCACTTCTTATTCTTTTACGATTTCTCGTGTGTGGGCATTCTAGGCAAATGGGCATACCTTCTATATCGTAGTTTGAATCATCGCTTAAAAATGTTCCTAAGGCGCAATTTCCGCACCTTCTATCTATACTATCTATAGGTTTTTCAATTTTCTTCTTTCTTGCTGCCATTTTCTTGCTCCATTCGTTTATTAAATTCATCCTCCTGTATCATTCCAGCTATCCTTATCAGTTCATCTTTAGGAACAGCACTAATATCGTAGTTTATTCCACTGGAACTTTCTTCCTTAGGCGGCTGGTTATATACATCTACTTCATTTTTCTGTCTGTTCTTCCATCTTTCCGGGGCTATATTGGTAAGAAGGAATATCCCAGCTCCTATATTAGGCTCTACACGGATATTTTTCTGTGTCTGCTTAACCGGAACACGTCTAGCCCCTACGTCCTTAAACTCCGTGATCGTCTGAATATATTCATAGCCTTTAGCTGCATTAGCCATCGACTTAACTATGTCAGTCTCCAGTGATTTTTTGAAGTCCTCTTTCGCCTTTTTTATAGCTTCTGAAAATTCGGATTTCTTCATCCAGTTGTAATAGGTCACATTATCAATTCCGAAATGGCTGCAAAAATACCCCAGTTTAGCACCTCCATAGTCTATAAGGCCATTCTCTCTAACCCATTCGACCATATCATCCACTAATTCTTTTCTGTACTTTGCCATATCATCTTAATTTAAAATTCCTTTTAGGCTCATTCGTAAACGGGACATCTTCCGGGTAAGCATCCCATTCTATATTACTTCTATCTCCCTTCATAATGCAGGGGAACAGGTACCTATAATTGATCCTATGGCGGATTCTTCCTCCGTTCATAGGCTGCTTTTCCGCATGTATTGCAGAAGGAAACTGCAAAGGAGTAACCATAGCTTTATTATACAGCTTGCATTCATTATACAGATCCGTAAGACCTCCTTTAGCTGTAGCGGATAAGGTTTGCAACAATGTAAGGCCGGATCTTAATGAACCAGTAAAATATCCTTCATTCATTACTCCAGTATATAAAGACGTATCATTATCCTGCACACCTCTTTCTCCCCTGTAGACATAAGGCAAAAGAACAAAGGTAGTATTCATTACCTTTCGTCTGAATAACCTCTTATCAATGGAGCTGCTAGAATACATATCCCCGGTTTGGCTCAAACCAAAAAGACCTATATGATGTTTTCTCATAAACATTTCCATCCATTCGAAATATCGTAGCAGATCATCTATTACGGCCACCCTAACATATAGCGTAAATATTCTAAGCTGTAAGTTTTGGGTATCATCATCCTGCACCATGTAGAAGTCTATTCCGTTTTCTTTGGCGAAGTCCATAAACATATTTCTTGCCTGCCCTGCACTTCTAAGAGAAGGGGATGCCCTATGTATATAATCGTATCTTTCCCGGGCTTCATTCATATCAAAGACGTGTATATTAACTCCTAGAGGTTCTAGGTTTTTCCTATACTCTTCAATATCATCAGCCTCGCTATCTAAGAATACATGAATCTTTTTAGGATCGTACCCCAGCTTTAGGTAATATCTCACGGTCTTGCAGTTATCCGGCCTGTGGTATGAAGGAATAAATATATCTACCATTACTCGCCCTCCGCGTTAATATAATTAACATCTGACTTTAAAATTCTCAGCATATCATCCTCTATGAATCCTTGATGCCCATTATCTATAAGCACAAGTCTAAGCCTTTCCATAGCCTTTTTTTCTTCCTCTGTTGCGTTGTAAGCATAGTAATTAGCAACAGCTTCAAAGTCTATCTTTATAAACCGATAAGCAAATAGTTTTAATGTCTCTTTCTGCTTTGGGGTTAAATTATACCCATCTAAAGCCTTTACTTTGGCATTGAATTTTTCTAGGTTAATGCAGTCCTTTAATTTTAATTTCGGAGCATTTTTGGGTTCATAATAAATTCCTTCGTATTCAATCTCTGACAGCTTTTCAGTCTCAGAAATTTTCACGTTACCCTTCTTAGGCTTCCAGTCGTCCGGGAAATCTAAGCCCCATTCAGCTAAAGAGCTAGTGTCCCAGTTCTCTTGCAGCTGAGCGAAATCCCACTCTCCAAATGAGTTATTATCCTTAATGATAAACTGCTTTTTTTCATCCTCAGTCAATGTATTACCATTGATAATAGAAACCTGTTTATCCTTTAGCCATACCTTCCAAAAGTTTATCAAAGCCTCCTGCTCTTCTTTAGACATCTTTTTGAAGTCAGAAGTTTCCAAGACACGATCTTTGATTTTTTCTACTGACATATAGGCTATTTTCCTTAGAGCCTCTGTCCTTTGGTTTCCTCCCAACACGACAAAGTTACTATCCACAACAATGGGCCTTATCTCCATCATCTTAGGAAAAACTAATATCGAATCTATAAGTCTTTCTAGCTTCTCCTTAGTGATAGTTCTAGGATTGTTTTCATTAATCTTAATCTGATTAAGTTTTACTTTAATTGTTTCCATTCCTTTAATTTAATTTTTCCCTCTTGAAATAATAAGTTATCTTATAGTCTGCATAGAACACCCCACACATTTCCCATCCTTCATTTCCTAAGAAATTAAGATCTAAGCAGTCATTCATGCCTACCGTGATCATTTTATACTCAAACTTTTTCATACTTCATATTTTTGTGTCCAATATGATACTTTCCACATACCGGACATTTATAACTACTATATTTATCTATCAGCCTTTTTTCTTTGATATATTTATCAGCCTCTTCTTTAGTCTGATAAGATCTCTTAGCTTTCCTCTTCCTTCCCTTCTTTTTATTCCAGTGACATCTAGGCAAAAAATTGTATTTCATTTCGGCTCAAATTCTCTATGGAATAGTTGGCTACTCTTAACCTCCAGTCTGCCATTTCCATGCTTGATAAGCCAGCTACCTTGCCAAAGCACAACGCTAAGACCGGGAATTATATAATAGCAATTATAATAACTTTTTTCGCCTTCCACCTTTTTTACGTCTCCGGCAAATTGTCTCAGCTCTTCAAGGTTATTTTCTTTCGCTTGAATAGCTTCTACTTCCTCTAAGATTCTAACATATTTTTTTGGCATAATAAAAACTATATAATTAATTACTAAACAGCACAAATTTAATGTTATTTTCCATAAAAACAAAGCCGGAAGATCTTAACTTCCGGCATTTATTAAAAATTTAATTACCTATCTAAATGGGTTGGATATTCCATAATTACATCTTTAGTGTATACTAGATTAAATATACCCAGCTGGCCTTTTACAGGGAACTCTATAACCTTTCTCGGATCTCTTAAAAACCATCCAAAGCCTTTCCCTTTTTCCTTTAATTGCTGAATAATGTAGGATGGGATCTTAGTTCTCTTCCATTCTTCATCGGTCAGCTCAGACAAAGGTTTGCAGTCATACATTTGCACGAATGCTATTGTGCATCCATATCTATTGCTATCTCCAGTCTTAGACATTCCATCTTTGCTAGCACAAATAAGGAGTTTCCCTCGATACTTATTAGGTCTACTTCTGACCTCTATAGTTTTTTCTCCGCTAGCTATATATCCAGCATAAGGCTGTTTTACTGACAAAGCCTTAAATATATCATGCTTTTCTGCATCGTATTGTTTTACCGAGTATTGCATCTTATTTATATTTGGGTGTCCTTTCAATTTTTATCCAAACAGGTATAATCATCAGCAGGTAATAAGTAGTTTTATAGTCTGCTTGTCCTGTTCTTGGATTGAAATAAGTTATCTCTCTCTTTTTTCTTATTATCATCCATCTAAGGATCACAATAATTACTATAATAGAATTAATTATAATTTTAACGTACTTCATATTTATCAAAATGGTAAATCGTCTTTTTCATTATTTGTCATAGGTGGAGGCGGTGTTTCTGTACTACCTTTTTGTCCTTCTTTTTTAGGTGTCAGCATCTCCATGTTATTTACATATATCTCCGTTACATATCTTTTAATTCCGTTTGAATCTTCATAGCTTCTATTTCTTATCTCTCCCTCAACGTATAATTTATCTCCCTTTTTCAAGAATTTTTCCGCTACTTTAGCAAGGCCATTAGATAAAACTATATTATGCCATTCAGTACGTTCGGGAATTTCCTTTCCATCTGTAGTTTTAAATCCTTTCTTTGTAGTAGCTAAAGTAAATTGCGCTACTACTCCACCATTTCCAAATTGAGTAATTTCCGGATCTTTTCCTAAATTACCCATTAAAATTGCTTTATTTACACTCATAACTTTCTGTTTTAGTTTTTAAATTTAGGCCGTTCCAGTAAATATCTTTTTTTATTGTCACTCCATCCGGCTGCTTGGTTTAGAGCCTTCCTGTCTTCGTCATGCACGAATTCATACCATCCTGTTGTACTATCATTTATCCCTTTCTTTTCTACCAAAATAACCTGTTTCCCGACAAAGTATTTGGCATACTTAGAATACTGGCATATTTGATTAATACTAATTATCCTCTTAATGTCTCCTACTTCTGTTTTAGGAGGGATATTAATTTCACACGATTTTCCTTTTTCCGGGACTTTATTATGCTTTAGGTATATTCTCTCAGCATAAAAATCTTTCGCTATAGATCGCCTTGAAATAGCTTCAAAATCGGCCTTCCTTTTTGATCCTATTCTCATATCATTTAAATTTAAAATTTTCCAATTTATTTATTTGCTTTATAAGGCTTTCAATCTTTTTTTTTCGTCTTTTTTCCGCGTTCTTTACGGCATCTTCTTTTTCAAAAAACGCTTCCGAACCGATACCGTAAGAAGAATAATCTCCGTTTACGAAAGCTCTTAAATGACCATTTCCAAAGTCTTCTACCCTTGCTTCCTTTTCTAAAATTCCTCTTGTCAAGGCATACTTAGTGATATAAACTTTCTTTCCCACATCTCAGTCCTCCAATATTAAATGATTGTGTATTTCATTAATCTCAATTATATCAATTCCCTTCAATCCAAGCCCTAAAAAACAAACCATTCTTCTATTTTCCCATCCTTTTCTTTTATAAGAAAAAGATATTCCTAAGTCTTTCGCAATTCTTTCTAAGGCGCTTTGGTATAAAGTGGAATGTGTATTAAGCATATTTCTTGCCCAGTAAACCGGTTCTTCCGTTCTGTAAGGAAGTTCGTATTCCTCACGGAACAATACACCTTCCGCGAGGAATTTAACCGAAAATGATCCCCTTTCAAGCATTATTATTCTTTCATAAAACAAATCCAATGAGTATTAGAGCGTTTTCCTGATATATGACCAAATACAGGTTTTTCAGGTGTCAACTTTAAAATCTCAGAAACCTTTATATCTGTATCATTCCACTTAAAAATCAAAAACCCACCTGATTTTAATACCCTAAAGCACTCTTTAAAACCTTTTGAAAGCATATCTCGCCAATCGGAATATAGTGCTCCATATTTAATTTGTTGATACCCTGTTGGCATTGCTTTGTCACTTAAGGATCCATACAAGTCAACCATTTTAGACTTTTTCCCCCGGCTGTAAACTAAATGAGGTGGATCAAATACTACCATAGAAAAAGTATCATCTCCGTATGGCATTTTAGTAAAATCACATTGAACGTCAGGATTTACTTCAAAGATTCTACCATCACAAAGAGTTGTCTTTACTTTGCGAATATCTTGAAATAAAACTCTATTGTATGATTTATCAAAATAAAACATTTTTCCACCGCAGCAAGCATCAAGAATTGGTTTCATAATTTATTCCTCCAAAAGTTCTTTATTATCGTATATATTACCAATCACTTCAAAATATTTTTCAGTGTCAAAATAACCCATGTAATCAGTAATTCTATCATTATAGCATACAAGCATAAACGCTGCATTGCATTCTTGATATTCAACCTTGTATATTCTTCCATAATCATCTTTCAATATATCGCCATCGTATATTTCTTTTTTGTTTTTATCTCTCATTCCGGAAAACTGGCATATAGTATTCATATCAACACTTACGGGGAATAGATTAATTCCCTCGTTGTGCATGATTCCGTAACACCAATCCTTACCACTTGTTTCTTTCGCTCTAAACTTTATTTCTCTTTTCATATATCAGTCCTCCTTTCCGCTTATATACTCTGCAAATATCGGACATTGGATGCAATCCCCATCGCATTGCGTCTGTTCGCATATATTGTCTAATTCTTGCTCTGTCATAATTAGTCCTCCTTATTTGGTATTAGATCCTTAATGTATGCCCATTTAACAAATCCGCATCTTTTTATCAAGGATCTCCATCGCAATATATTTATAAAATAAACGATCTCTGTGCTACCATCAGATCTAATTGCAAGGATAGCTGATGATTCTTTTGGTATATCCTTAGAATCATGCCATACTGAATTTATTCGCCAGTCTGCACCAGCAATAAATCCCAATCTGTAAGAACCGCGAAAGCCTCTTAAATCGCCGTTTTCTACATATTTTTCCGTGCTTCTTTCCGCTGCATTTTCTATATCTTTATTTGTCATATCTTTTCCTCCCAGTTGTCAGTTTTTCCAATAAGAAGAGCTGTCTTTTCGTTATACGGAAGACATTCAGCCCATAAGCCACCTATACATTGATAATCTTTTCCTCTAATGTGCGAGAAGAAATCTGCATACCATTCTAATTTACTATTTCTACAAACGACCTTATCGAAGGTTTTAAAGTTATATTTCGGACCTAGATCTATATTGAAGTATTTTTTTAACAAGGTTATAGCTTCTTTATTTGTACTATCCTTTTTTAGCCCATCTACTAATACTTTCACTTCTTCATCAGTAGATCTTCTAACCCATGTTGCGCTATAAGAAGAAGAAGAATATTGTACACAGCCGGATGATCCGTTGCTGCTTTTTAAAACTATTTCTGCAATATTATCAACCTCAAAATTTGAACCGTTAAATGCTATAGAATTCATAATTCCGCACCATACGCAATAAATTCCATTGCTGGCTTCAAATCCGCAAGTTATAATATCTCCCGGCTTAAATGTAAGATATTCCGGAACCTCTATAAATAGATCTACGCTGGTTTCCACTCCGTCAAAGTTAGTATATCCTTTCGAATTGTATACATAAGGATTTTCGTTTCTATTTCCTTTAACCAAAGCAACAATAGGATATTTATCTACTGGAATTTTATCGAAACAAATTATTCTCACTCCTATTCCAGTTCTTGTAACGATTCTACCTTCCATATCTCCAGCCATTATTTTTTTTGCCAGTTCTATATCAAATAAGCATTTTTTCATTTTAGTTTCCATATTACTTTTTTAATTGATTAATATTTTCGTAAAGCTGATTAATAGCAAAATCAAGTCCTGCAATAACTCCATTAGTGTAACCGGTAGTCATACCGTGGTCTATAATGACTTTATCTATTTCTCTTTTCTTTGCTTCAAGCAATTCTATATGCTTTTTTAGCGCATCAATGTATGCTTGATTTAAAGTCTTATCAAGGGGTTGTGGTGTACCTTGTGTGTTTAACATGTCGTTGCTCATAGTCCAAATTTTTTTCTAATTTTTTCGCTACTATGTTAGCTACTACGTTCATGAAAAAATCGTTGTCGTTCTCTGATTTTATATTTTCCGGATCTGTATATTTCCGGGCTATATCTAACAACTCCTTTAACATTGTGTTGTTTTCCCTTAAAAGCCTTTTTTCTTCTTCATCCATTGTTCTGCACCTCCTTTCGTTTATATCTCCAAACAAATCCTTTATAACTCTTTCCTTTACCTCTACATACTGCACAAATATTTGTTGCTGTTATATTTAATTCCCTTGCTGCTGAATGAATACTTTGATGTATTTTTATAACAACTCCATTTTTTACTTGTTCTATTTGTATTTCATGATGTGCTTTAGCTTTTCTATTTTTAAATTTATTTTTTGTAATAGGGTTGTTTTGGTTTTCTTTGTTAGTTACCCATCTTAAATTCTCCACCCTATTATCTGAACGGTTTCCATTAATATGGTCTATACACGGTTTTCTTTCCGGGTTAGGTATAAATGCTTGAGCAACCAATCTATGAACTCTATACATCTTACCGATACCGTTTTTCCACAAACTTATAATCCTGTACCCTTTTAAATTAGCGTTTCTTTTTATTTTTCCTCCGTTCTTTATATTTATTACATTTCCTTTATCGCTAACCATATAAAGTCCTTCATAGCCCTCAATATCTTTCCATATTTCTTTTTCCATATTCTTCTATAAGTTCTTTTATAATATGTTTATTACTATCATATATTCTCATCTTATGTCTTTTTGTATTATCCTCCCACATGTTATGATGTTCAAAACAAAGAATATTAATATTGCGAGGATCATGTGCCATTTCCGGGTGTGCGCCCCTTGTTAAAATGTGGCTACAGTACACGGCAGAAAAATTTCTTAACGGTTTCAAACATTCTTCGCAGTAGTGGGGTTTGTGTTCCCATACCCAATGGAAAAACCTGTCGTTTGCTGCCATTATATCGTTGCCTCTGCCTGTTATACAATGCCCGAATAACCTTTTCTGTATCTGCTCTCTTAGCTTAATATCCAAAACAAAGTATTTATTAGGAAGTAGGGGCTCGTACCCCCTACTTACTACTAAATTGTATTCAGATATATCTTCCAGTATAATTTTATCCATTGTCGGAATCTTCAAACATATCTCCAGTCTGATCATTACCGGAATTATCCTTTTCTTTATCTCCGTTAAATTCCTTAACTCCGTAAGGCTCGCCATGTTCATCGAATAACTCTAGATGGGCTTTCTTGTTCTCAAAGAGGAAAGCATAAACTTCCAATTCAATTTCTCCGATTATTTTTTCCATATCTTCTTCGAAGCCGTATCTTTCTTCTTTGAATTTTACTCTATGGCTGTTTATTGCCATTTTTTGATTGCTATCAGCCGTAAAGACAGCAGTTATAACTACTCCTACATTTTCATCCTTTCCGGACAGAGATATTCCTGTAACACTTAATTTGTTCAGAACCTCTTCAAAGGCTTTTTCTGCCTGTTTTTTCTGAGCAGACGTAGCTTTAAATTCCGGTGTCTCCAGCAAGGATCTGAAGAAGGACAAATGATAGATTCTAGCCATAATAGGACTTAATTTTTTAAATAAGTTCCTAAGATCCGGATGAATGTCTTTAGTTGAGGAAATGTGATAATCTTCTTTGTAGATCTCAGCTCCGCATGCTTCCTCTACTACAAAATGAACGTCCAATCCTCCACCGGGGATCATTTTTACTTTGCTTAAAGCAAATGCATCTTTACTAGGTTTTTTCATTTTCTTATTATTTAATCGTTATTAATATCCGGGAAAAATCCCGTGTCTAAGTTACTAATATTAAATAAATCTTTCTCTTTTACTTCTACTTTTTTTCCGTTGGATATGTAAAACAATATCCAGCCTTTTTCGCCATTAATAATAGTTTCTTCTGCTTTCATTTTAAATAGTATTAGGATCTTCTATATATATTCCAAACTCTTCTGCACCTATTTGTTTTAGATGATCTATATATTCAATCATTTCCGAGTTATCAAGTTCCTGTATAGTCTTAATTTTAGAAAAATACTTTCCGGAATTAATATCTACATTTTCCTCGTGCATTACAGGGGACATTCTTCTCAGATATTCTTCTGTTTTTTCCTTTGTCATTCTATCCCCGGATTCCCATAACGCACGTTGAAATGCCGGGACTACACAATTATAATAGTAACCTTTCAATGCTTCGGAAGTTCCCGGCTCATAGACTTTAAATGTAGCTATTATACGAGAATTTTTCCATTTCTTAGTAAACTCGTTTAGCTCCTGCATATACATGGAAAGTCTACCATCATTATTAATTCTTCCAGCTATTTCAAACTCATGCTGTTTCATTTCTTACACCTCCTTCCGTTTGTATTCCACATGTGGATGATTTCTTTTATAGTTAGGATCCTCCTTTCTCTTTTCAATCTTATCTACAGCCTGTAAAAACAAATTCCGGGTATTAGTATTAAGTAAGCCGGAGACATGTGTAATAACTGCTAGAACGTCACTCATTTCGTCTTTAACAGCTTCTATACCATTAAGGCCGGATTCATATTCCAAAATAGCCTGTATTAGCTCTTTTGATTCTTCCTCCAATTTTTTCAGTCTCTTACTCAAGTCTGTACCAAATGAATTGCTAAACATTTCAACATAAGACTTATTACGATCAGATTCGAAATGCGCCCCCTTCTTATATCCTTCTACAAAAGAATCTCTACAAACTCTTATTACTTCTGCATTGCATTTTCTTTCCTTTCTGAGAATGCAGAAGCTACATCTTTGACTTCTTCCGCTTGCCAATTTAGCAGCCTTAGTTAAACCATTCAATCTTACCATATCATCTATTAATTTTATAAACTTCTGTATGATACTTGGATTTCATTATATCACTAAGATATTCTTTAGCCTCTTCGCTTTCTGCCTTTTCAATCAGATCATTAATACTGAACCATTGAGACCAGTCTACATTTCTTGCTTGCTGTATCAGCTTTCTATCTAGATCAGACATATTTTTAAGATTTACGGGAGATTAACTCCCGTTATTTAAACTTCGTTATACTTCTCTACTCTCAGTTCGTTTTGCTCTCTTACCACCTGCTCGATAAATCCTTGATAGCCATTTTTCCGAGCTATATCTATCAATGATTCCAGCTTTTTCTTTCCTAAACTTTCTCCGCGTGCAATCCGGAATACTTTAACCGTTGGATTTTTAGCTATTATAAGTTTAGCTGCTACCTCCATTATTTGGCTATCAGAGACCTTTCCAGCTACAAATGGAACTCCATTAAGTTCTAGGCCATCATCTGTAAAATTAAGGCCGGATATAGGCAATTTTGCAGATGTTATCAGATTATACCTTTCTGCGGCTAGATCTGCTAATTTCTTTTCATGTTCAGAGACCTTTTTAACTGCATCATCTTTATTTTTCTTAGCGGACAAATATTCAGATACCCTTCTGTTCATTTCATTGTGATTTTGAACTTTCTCTATTTCTAGACTTATATCTTCGGGCTTAATATTATTATATTTTTCCAGCCATATTTTGCATTTTTCAAATTTCTCTAAAGCGTCCTTTTCGTCAGCTTCGATTTTTTGTTTTTCTTCTTCATATTGTTTATCCAGCTCTTCATCTGTCTTTATTTTAGTCAGAGCCATATTGTAGGATGCATCTATTTCTTCAAGAGCTTTCTTATATGCTTTTTTAAGTTCCTCTATGTCTCTTTCTCTTTTCTCCTTTTCCTTTGCAAGCAGGTCTTTCTGATCTCTTTTCAATTCGTCATAACGATCCTTTAGATCAGATAATAATTTGGGGGTATCATTTATAATCTTTTCCCGGCTAGCCATTTTTTCCTTCGCCTCTTTTGCTTTATTCTCCAGCATTAAATATTTCTTTTGACGTTCCATCAATTCTTGCATATCAATAGGCTTAGAATACTTTTCTACGTCTTCCGGGCTTATTCCTTTTTGTGTTTTTTCTAGTATGGCAGTATAGGTTTTCAGAGTTGCATTGTCCTCTTTTCTTTCTTCCTTAACCGATACAACTTCCGCATCTATTTCAGCTATTCTTTTTTGGGTTTCTTCCGACAACAATGATTTAACGATCTGCACCTGCTTCCGTCTACCTTCCGCTGTCTCGCTCCAGCTTACAAACTCATTAGCGTCAAAGTCTTGATAACCGAACAAATTTTGCAAGGCAGTTATACGATCAGACTTCATTCCTGTATCTAGGCTTTTTATAGTTATAGTTCCTCTAGGGTTAGCTTTGGTCATTCTCAGCTCTACTTCATACTCTTTTCCATCGCCACCTACTACTACTCGGGCAAAGCCTTTTTCTTCTCCAATTCTTAATACTTCATCTCTATTACCAGTCAAAAGTACCATGATAGCTTTTAGCAGTGTACTTTTACCAAGTTCATTTTCCCCGGTAATAAGATATACATTTCCTTCAAAGTCTCCGTCAAACTCCTTAATCGTTTGGAAGTTTCTTAATGTAAGTTGCTTTATATACATATAATTTATGTTTAAAGTTCTAGGTATCTGCCTAGTCAGTTTAGGGGTTATTCCCTTTTGATGTCACAAAAGTAAATCATTTTTTAAAATAACAAAAATTATTTTATACTTTTTTCTTGATCATCTATTAAAAAAATAATTTAATCAGAATTTTCGTTTTAAGCTACTTTCTGTTCTAGGATATATATTTTATCATCGATAAAAATAAATCGCTTAAACAGGCTTATTTTAGCTATTTCAGAACACAAGTTTTTCTTTAACATCGGAAGGCAGATTTTTATCTATATATTCCGGATCATTCTGTTGCTTTAACCTTCCAAAGTGCATTAGCAAAATTGCGTCTGCATTCCATAGGGTTACTTTAACCCCGGGGTAATAATATTCCGCTGCATTTTTATATCTGTTCTTTCTATCCTTCTTTGATTCGTTTCTCTTTCTTAATTTTAGACTAGCCTGCCATGACAAAGGATGAACCAGCACATACGGAATACCTTCTACTTCTATAGCATCTTTTAATCGCTGGAAGGAAGACAACAACTGCTGAATACGAAAAACCTTCCCGTGGTTATCCACATCATCAGATCTAAGCTGAACTTTTTCTAGGAAAATTAATGGGCTTTCTGATATTTCCTTGATATATTTAAAATATTCTCTTAAATCCATTACATCTTTAGGCATTTTTATCGTTTGCACATTCATATTTGGCCTCCATACAGCCACCCCTCCATTACTTCCGGGATCTATTCCTATTATGCAGTCAAATTTCATATTATTTAATTTTATAATTTTCAAAATTAGTTAGTTAATTATCAATATTTTCCGCAAACCACGTCATAGATCAATTTACAGATATAAATATCGTATAAAGCATTATGCAGCTTTGCATCATCTACTTCTACCCCTAGAGCTTTAGCAACGGTACCCTGTTTGAAGTTCTCCATCTGCGGCCTTATGTCAGCCAAATAAGGAGTAGCTAGCACCATCACGTCAAAACAATTAGACCAAAAGTAAGATCCAAAATATTTGCTACCGTTTTGCAGAAAGAATCCCCGGAAAAAGTCATTATCGAAATGGGCATTATTATATCCGACCAAATAGAATTTATCATTCTTATTGTATCTATCGATATATTTATCCAGCAATGGGATCAATTTATTACGATATACTAATTCCATAGGTGGGTACGACATAATCTGTTCTTCTGTAACCCCTCCTACTTCCAATGCCTGTTTTTCGATAATTGCCTTCGGGTTAGGCTTAACTTTAAAATCAAATTCCTCTTTTATTTCTCCATCAATTACTACCATCCCGGAGATCTGATGTATACCATTCTTTCCGGGATTTACACCTGTAGTCTCTAAGTCATAAAAAAATAATTTCATAGCTTTTCAGTTTTTAATCAATAAATCTATTATTTGAATTTCGTCTTTAATCATCTTATCGAAGGAAGCCAAAATAGATTTCCTTCTAGCAATAAACATAGCTTCATCATTAACGTAAGAATGTCTCGTTTGCATAGCCCTTATACATTCTGTGACAAAGGTATTAATAACTCCGCTCTGAGCCTTTTTAAGAAGTCTTTTAACGGCCTCTTCTCTTTCTACATCAGTAACATTAATCTCTGTCTCATATCCTAGATCCTTTATCTTTTCGTAAAAAATGAAATCGTTTACATCATTCCAAATCACGATACCTGTATATTTATATCTCAAGAACTCCATTATGAATTTGTCTTCTGAAAAACCCAAGAAGTAATTTTTATTCTCCTGTGATATTTCAGTTTTCTTAGGAGCATTATTATACAGATCGTATTCCATATCAGCGCGTCTTTTAAGATAAGCATTCAAAATTTTACCGATATAAGACACACTAAAAGACTGGTAGTGATTATTATCCGCAAACCCGTTTTTGTCTTTCGGCAGATAATCATTTAAATGCCCGGTTGCGGATAGTTCGAATGCCAGCTTAATATCGTACAACGAAAGATTTGAATAATAATTTTTCAGAATCTCAGAAAATCTAGTAGCAGTATATGCATCTATGCTTTTTATCCCCAAGTCCTTAATTATTATCTCTGTTACATTGGCTATCTTCGAATATAGTTCCTCTTCCGGAATTTCTGCAATAGTCCTCTTGGTAGATGCAATAAAAATTTCTTTGTCTATAGAACTTAGCTCAGATATATTATTAGAATCCTCTGCTAGCTTTCTTCTTACTTCTACAGATTTATTCAATTTTTGGACAGATACTCCCTTATATTTTTCGATCAATCCCATAACTTTGAATTTTTATCTAAATATCTAATTTCGTTTTCTTTTACTCGCTCTATTTCCTTAGTTTCCATCTTAATACTATTAGACCTTAACCATTCTTGATATTTCCTCGGAGTATCAGAATAAATAATTCCCTGCCATCCGTTCATTATTGAACTATCCAATAGATCCATAACAAATTTAAGCTCATATTCTTGCAATTTCTTTAGCTGCATCTGAATAGCGTGTATGGTCTTTGTTCTCCATTTAGGCATACAGCATAAGACAAAGAATCTTTTCTTGAACTCAGCATCATCGAACGGGAAAACTACCTTAGACAGCAGTGTATCTATTTTCTTAAATACCTTCGGATCTACATCTATAGACTTAGCTGTTATTCCCAATGTAGAAGAAATGAACTTTTCTTCTACTTCTTTTTCTAATAGATTATTTCTATTATTATTATTTATATTATTATTCCCCCAACTTTCGTTTAGGGGTACCCCCAAACTTTCGTTTAGGGGGGGTACAACTTTTGTTGGGGGGGTGTAACTTTCGTTTAAGGGCATTGCTGTATATACATCAGAAGACGGCATAAAAGAAAGAAGGTCATAATTACTCCCAAAGCTATATAGTGTCTTAGAATATTTGTCACATTCCGGATGCTTCTTAATTATCCCAGCTTTAATCAGATTATCTATGCGCTTTGTAAGACCTTGAGATGTCTTAATTTTAAGCAGCGGCATAGATTCCATAATTAATTTATGGCTGATCCAAAAGAATATACCTTGCGGTGTTTGCACCTTCATACAATTAGAGCTATTCGCAAAGTCTTTGATGAAATCGAAAATTGCTAAATCTATAATATCTAGATCTAAGCCAGCTCTTACAGCTGCATATTGGTTAATTAAAATCGTATATTTCATAATAAAAAAAGCCCGGAGCAAGGCTACCACACACTTGCAACGGGCTTGGGCTAATATTAGCAATTTCTTTAAAATAGGTGGTAGTCTATTTCTGACACAAAGATACTACTTTTTTCATAAAAAAGAAATTAAAAGAAATATTATTCAATTCCCTTCAATATGTTTGTAGCATTTTTGACTTTTAGCACATTTTCCTCGCTCTCGTTAGCAATTAAAGAGACTACAGGATATTTGCTTTTCTGTCCCGGTTTTTGGCTCTTTGAATATTGAACCGTAAGATCAAAAACGATTCCTTTACAGAATCCCTTTCTTTCTAAGAACGCATCAAATACCCCTCTTATATTAGGGATAGTGCTAGCTGTTCCCTTAGTTTTAAACTGCCATATACCAGCAATTCCCTGCACACATGGCACGATAAAATTAAGAGTAAGTATAATTTGCCAGCCTTCCCCTGTTCTGTTATATAGTTTATTGGGGTATCTAGTCTCTATATTATGCATCAATTTTGGATATTGTTTAGTACTCAGTTCTTGATACTCCTTTCCATTCCACACATTGAATGTCTCTCCGTCTCCAGTAGCTATCAAACGTCCATCATCATCACGATATTCGTATCTTTCGCAACATACTTTAGCAGGATCATCATCCGGAAATACTATCTGTATAGTCTGAGGCTTATCGCCGTATGCTTTAGTAAACAATGATGAATACTTACCAACAGGAATAAAGTAGTCTACGCTCTGAGGAAGTCCCTTTTCATTTTTATATCCAATTTTCAAAAAGCCAACTCTAGGTAATACTAGACGATCCATATCTGATGCTGGCTTTCCTAATATTCTTCCTTTCATAAGTCCATATTATTAAGTAAATCATTTATTTCGTCTTTCTTCTTGTTTTTAGACGTTTTCAGCCCCTCTGACTGATTTTCTTTTTTATTTGTATCATCCTTACACTGGGAATTATTTTCTTCGTCTGAGGGCTTAATTTCATCGTCTTTAGGCTTTTCTTTCGATATATTTACCCCTAAAGCCTTTTCAGCTTCCTTAATTTCTTCTTCTGTAATACCTTCTTCCGGGGTTTTTTCCTTCTTTGTCTTATACTTCTTGACTACATCTGATAGATTAAGCTCTGTTATATTATTTTCTAGACTTGGCTTATCGAGATCTATTATACCATTGCAGAAGGTCATTGTATTATCTCTCTTTTCGTCTTCTATACGAGCCAGCTCTACTAGGTAAGGTAATTTTTGAGCATTCTTACTATCGGTCTGATCCTTGAAATTGTAAGTAGGTGTAGTTCCCCTCCAGTCTTTAGGAGACCAGTTAAAGACACGATCAACAGGGTGTGCAGGGAAATGAATATTCCACATAGTCTTATAAGCATGAAGCTGGACTTCGTGTTCCGGGAAAAATCCCTTTCTTCCGGACTTAAAATCAATAATACCCCTAATTCTGATCTGACGTTTGGTTTCTTTGGGTTTTCCAGCATTAGCGCCAGTCTTATATACTTCCCCAAAGAATCCTTTTTCCTCTATAGTTAATTCTGCTGCTAGATCTATAGCTCCAGCGTACCCGTCATTTGGATTTGTAAGAACCAGCTCTATTGCCAGCGGCTTTAAGTTGGTATCTTTCATAAATTGAGCAAAAGCCAGTATATCCTTCTTTAGATCATCTGCATAACCAATAAAATCAGATGGGAGCTGCTCGCTTTCGATATATAGCTTTAAACGATCCTTTAACTTATCTAGGTTATAAGATCTAGCTATTAGAAGCTCTGCTATTTGCGCATGCATGAATGTTCCGTAAGCAGCCCTTTCAGCGGTATAACGCTGACTTTCTTCGTAACCCATATCCGCAATCCATTTTAGCAAACTGGGAGAAGTAGGTAACGTCTGTTTGATCAGAGTAGTTACACTGACGTAAAAACGAGGCTCCCCGTCTTCTTCGAACGTGTAGTAGTATCTGTGTCCGCTGCTGTCTAGACGATAAACAGGTTCGGGCTGTTCCTGTAGTGCATCCTCGTTAAAGAACTCTGCCTGTATCTTTTCAGAAGTCATTCCCGGTGCAATCTCAAATGCTCCATTACTTTCTGCACCTTCTATTATTTCCATACCATTAATTACTTCCTTAGTAATATCCTTACCCTCTGTTAATTCTTTCATAATACTTTTGATTTTGAATGTTTTATAATATATAAGCTAGTTAAAATAAACGCTGTAAAATACAGCCAAAATTGGAACTTGAGACCTTCTGCTGTATTAATCAGCATTAATATGGAAAAAATCCATATAGAAACTATTGTTTTCATTTTTTCGCCTCCTTAATACCTAGCAAGAAATCAGAGCTGCATCCTGTCTCCTTGCAAATTATTACGATCCACTCCGGATTTACCTTCTTAGTAGCCCCCTTACACAAATTAGCCATATTAACCTTTTGCGTGTCCGGGCTGCTGTTAGGCCAAATCTTTGCAGCTAGATCTTTTTTCAATACTTCTTTCCCATTCTTTTTAGAAAGCTCGATAGCTTCATTTACTTTTAATTGTGACATAACATTTATTTTTTTGTTCGATACAAAGTTAAAGAATTATTTTAATAAAAGAAAGCCCGGGACTTTTTTTTATAAAAGAACCGGGCTTATCTTAACAGAGGGGTAGGAATATTAACGACACAAAGATATGTATTTTATCGTTAATATCAAACCCATCTTATTATTTTTAGTGCTTTACCCGGTTCATAAGATCCCCTGCTATTTCTTGGAGATCTCTTTGCCTTCTAGGTTCTAGTTCTCTACTATGGGCCGTAATTCCTTGAACCAATTTCCAAAGAGTACTTTCCCCGGTGACACCATCATCCGGCTTATTTGCCATAAGGATTTTTTCTACCCCTTTTGCTTCATCCTTAGTCAGCTTTCCTTTTTGCAAGCTCTTTAGCTCCTTTTCCATGTCTACTTCCATAGAACTTGCTCCTTGGATCTCTAAGGCTCTTTGGGTAATACTTTCCTTGCTGAATATCCCTTTAGTAAGATCCTTAATTGCGCTTGCCTGTGTCTTCGTATCAAGTTCATAAGTTCGCTGGCTTAACTTTATATTGTCCGGCAAACGTCCTCCTAAATGAACTTGCCTCATTACACTTTGTCTGCACATTCCATTAAGACAAACACCCTGCATCAGAAATGCTCTTAGCTCTAAAGCTCCGTCTCCATAGTCACTTGTAGAAAGCCTAGCACCGAAAGCCATTTCTACGATCCCGTTTTTCTCTGTTGGTATTGCTATCGTCTCCGGCATTAATACCTCCAAATAAATTCGGGTTGCATCCATAAATCCATCTGCAAGCTGGCCACCCATTTTATTGGCCGTTTCAAGAAAGCTCATAATTATAGTCTCGCTATTAAGTCTTCTATAACTATCTGACAGGACACCACGAACTTCATTTCCTACGGTACGAACCAGCGTTCTAGTTCTATTAGTCCATGTACTATGTTCGTTAAGTATAGTGGAAGCTAAATTCCTTTGCCAATCATTACCGCTTGCCAGTTCTCTTAGATACTTAGATGGGATATTGAATTTATCTCCTAGCTGGCCAATAGCATTGTCGTGGATTTTATAAACTCCATCATCCCCAAGTTTCATTTCAACAGAATCAGATGCGTTAAACAGAACCTCCGATTTTCTAGTATTATTAGCACCTAGATAAGCTATAAAATCGTTTGCTACCTTACCTTCTTCAATAAGTTTCGCTACAGCTTGTTGTGCGTTCATACTACCAGTCTGAATACGTCTTGCGATTCTCTCTCTGATCACATTGTTTAAGCCTTCTTGTAATTCCATAATTTTAAGTTTTAATTTTCTAGGTATCTGCCTAGTCAGTTTAGGGGTTATCCCTTTTGATGTCACAAAGGTAAATAATTGTTTTAATTGAGCAAAATTTATCTAGATAATAATTCGTCAATCTGTTTTTTAATTTCTAAAGCCAGCTCTAGGCCATTCTCCTTAAAGGTCTGTGTCTCGCTACATACATTATCTTTGTATGTTATGCAAGTAAATGTTCCATCCAGCTTGCATACATTAAGTCTCGGCCTTCCATAATACATATCTATTTTTATCGAGGGCTGCATTTTATTTTTATCCCTTTCTTCCTCAAAGATAGGATATATATACCTGCACCGATTAATTGTTACAGGATCTTTAGACATAAGTCCTACATACCGATTTCCCCAAAAGGAATCGTTTCTTGCATCTAGGACATCTTTACTTACTTCGATGTAACCATACTTTTTAGCTTCTCTTTCTGCTACTATCAGCATTGCTTCATTTACCGTCATAATTATTTGTTTTATTCCGGGGATCTCTCCCCGTATAGTTAATACTTAAATGGTTTTATTTCTTTATTTTTCATATAAGAATGAAATGCCTCTTTACTACAAGCATAAGTTTCCGATAGGATTAACCCGTTTTGATATATTATTGTTTTATTTCCTACATAGGAATCTGTTTGGTATCTTTTACCTGCTTCCTCAAAACCTGTGATATAAATAATATATTTAATTCCGCAAATTTTGTAAGTAAACCACTTGTTTATATATTGCTTTCTCATAATTAATAGTACCGGGTAACCGCCCGGTCGGGTTTTAGTTATTTTGAATAGAAAGAAATTTTCAGTCCTCTTCTCAGTTTACAGATCAGCTTATCCATTCCTTTATCGAACGCTTTCGCAATAAACTTGTTAGCCAGCTCTATTCCTATAGCTTTGATCAATCCAGCAACACCTACCAGCGTATTTATCTTCTTTCCGTTTTCATCAACTCCGGAGATCTTGATGCGGAAGTTTAAGTTAATCATTCTAGTAGAAAAATTCAAACCTGTGTAAATAGTTGCGTTCATAATCATTATTATTAATTAGTTCTAGGTATCTGCCTAGTCAGTTTGGAGGTTATCTCCTTTCTTTGATGTCACAAAGGTAAATCAATTTTTTAATTCCACAAAATTTTTGGGACCTTTTTTTACGTCTTATCTGATAAAAAATAATTTTAATCGAATTTTCGTTTTAAGCCATCATTTCTTACGGGATATATAATTTATATATTGATAGAAAATAATCGCTAAGAAAGCCTTATTTTAGCTCAAACAAAAATCCGGGCTTTACATCACTGCAAAACCCGGACAAAAAATTGAACTTATTAAAACTAACCTATTTAATTATTATGCTTTCCACAAAAACGCTATCAGTATAAGGATTCTTGGAGACTACATCTGTTTTTATCTCCTTTACTCCATACTTCCACAAAAAACCCAAGAATCGTTTAGGGACTACATGATTAATAACAATAATGCTTTCCCGGGTTTTTAGGTCGTATAATAGACTATCTTTTTCCAAGTATATATTAATTGAATGCCATTCGTCAGAGAAACTAGCGGTTTTAATCGTATCTATTATTATACTATCAGATCCCTTTTCTTTCAATATCCTTATACTATCTCTAAGAGCTGTAGTGTTCTTATAATAGCTTTCTGTTTTAGCCGTTATTATGCCATCCAGCCTTTTATTATCTACTTTTAAGGATTCGATTATTTTAGCGTCCTCTGATCTGTATTTTTTATACTGATCCAGCGTAAGATTAAGCTGTCCAACGGTAGCGGCCTGTAAACTATCTTTTGTTTTATAGCTTTCTACAGATAGTAATAAGGTAGATACATTCTTTCTCTGAATATCCCTTTCCTCCTTTACCGAGCTTAGTCGGTTAGAAAGAAAAGCAATAATTCCCAGCAAGCAGGCTATTATTGCTATTGCTATTAATACAACTTTTTTCGTTATCATACTCTCAGCATATTAAGAATAGCTTTGTAATGGGCCTCCGCTATTTTTTGCCGGAAATCATTATCCAGCATCTTATAACAATCCTTTTCGTTATCCATGAAGAAATTTTCCGTCAGAACAGCAGGACATTTAGTGTGCTTGATAACGTAAAAATCTTCTTCTTTATCCGGATCTCCGTCTGTATAATCGAAACGCATTTTTTCATCCGGGAAATCAGATTCAAACTGCTTACACAACAGATCAGCATATTCATCGGCTTTTGTGATTCCTCTAGTAGTATAGCATTCCCATCCTGTGCCACCTCCAGCATTTCCATGAATGCTAATCAATATGCAGTTATCTTTTCCATATTTGTCGCAAAGGATATTAGCTCTTCGACATCTTTCAGACAAAGATACGTCTTCGTCTTCCGGTACTAATATATAGGATTCTATTTTAACGGCATCTAGCAGTTCTTTCAACCGGTCAGCCAAGTCTCTGTTATACTCCCATTCGAAAAGCTGAACATTTCCATCCCAAACCGGGCTACATTTCCCGGCTGTATTAAATCCGTGACCATTGTCGATAATAATCAATTTTCTCATATTATTCTTTTTTTGATAGTTCCTTAGTTATTTGCTCTAAGATCTCTTGTCCCTTTTTCGTAGTAGTACATTGTACTATTTTCTTCACTATCTCCGGGACATCTGCTGCATGGCTCTTCTTTCTCCGGCTATTCTCAATAACAGAGGATGCTTCTATGGCAATAACAGCTATGCTTCCTAGCAATGTAGCAAACGGCAGCTTGTAAAACGCGAATAAACTTCCTATCAAATCAAACAATAAGGCGAAAATTAAAACCCTATAATAGTCACTTATTTTAGTGAAGGTTCTTCTGTAGCCTTTACTATCTATCGGCTCTCCTATTGCTTTTGCCGTGTTCCTGCCACTACAGAAGTCCACTATATTAGCAACGAAGATAAAAGTCCAGCACAGCAATACTATGGCCATTCTAACTATTAAATAGTTCATGATTGCTTCCATATCCTGTTTTTCTATTAACTCCCACATATTATTAAAGCCTAACTGGTTAAACATATACTCTACTTCGCAAAGATATTGTTTTTTTTTCGCAAAGCAAAAGAAATATTATATAACCTGTTAGGCTCTTTAATCAATACTTTTCCCAGCTAACTTTAATATCCATACCCATTACATCAGCTAGCCATCTGTTGAAGATCTTACCCGCATAACCATCCGGATCAGCTGCATCGGCATAAGCCTGCTTAACGCAATCTACTTCGGTTTTTAATGATATTCCGTAATAGTCAGCATAGGCCATATTAGCAGCGTAAGTAATATCTCCCCAAGTTACCTTTTCGGGCTTGGTTAAGTTTAGCTTTTCAAAAGCTCCTATTACATCATCTACAGACCAGCTGTGATTTGCTTCTCCGTGGGAATTATTTTTCATCAGCTTGCTAGCCCATACTGCCAGCTTATCAGAAAAATGCTCTCCGTACTTCTTCTTATACTTATCGTATTCCGGATCATCCCAAAATTCCTTTTCTTCCTTTCCTTCTTCATCTTCCTGTTTATTGTAAGACTTATCTTCATGTCTTACAATTATATATTTTAATCTTTTCATAATCTAGGATTTTATTTCTTTGTAAAGTTTGGTTATAATATCCTTCATCTCTTTTACAGATTCTTCCAGCCCAATAAGACGCTGTTCGTTTTCCTGCTTTGCTCGGATCTCCGGGTTAAGATCTGCCAGCATATTTGTAGTTTTATCTAGATCCTCTTTAGCTTTATCTACTCCGCTTAGATACTGCTCTAGACTTCCTTTCTTTGCCTCCAGCTCTCTAATTATCCCGTCTTTATCTTGTAGATAGTACCAAGTCTCCAGCATAAGCTATTGACATGCTATCGGGTATTGCGTATGTAGCAGTCTTTCCATCTGCTTCGATTGCGACATCTACAACCGTTTTTCCCATAGCCATTGGATTCGTGTTATCAATGTGAGGAAATGAAACAGAAGTAACTTTCCCCTGTTTATATGTAACATTCTGTTTATCTAGAATGTATACCGGATAATTTTGTTTAACGTCCTTAAATTGCATAACTATTAAATTTAAAGTAAACAGCCGGGGAGGAATATTAATACCTTCCCGGCTTAAATTAAGACTAAGCTGCCACTAGAGCAATAGTAAGGGAATCATTAATAACATACCCGTGAGCGCATCCTTTACTATCGATACAGGTCGGAGTTTGAATACGTCCGGTAGATGTTATATTAACAGAGGCCGGAAGAGATGTTTGTCCTTGGAAAGCTACTTCAAATCTTTCCGTGAATGTTATAGGGGTTGCATTACAGCAATTACCCGGGGTAAGGACAAGAATCTGAGCTGTTATCGGGACAAATACCGTGCTACCTACAAGAACAGGTGTTCCGTAAGTATAGGTTACTCCCGGCTGTGTACTTAATTCCTTTGCAGCGCAATATGGCTTGCATAGTTCTTCTTTATACGTGGCTAATACTGACAGCTGGTTATTAACCGGAGCAGCAGCAAGCCCTACAGGTGATAAATAAGTAGCCATATCCTAATTATTAAAGTTAAACAATTAGAAACCTACACCATTGCATCCGCATCCATTACCGCATCCGCATCCATTTTGCAAACGATAAAAACGCTGAGTAAGTATATCAGTCTGCTCTACCTGAGACAACTTAGCCTTCAGATCTTGAATTTCACGAGCTTGATCATCAGATCTAAATGCATTCATTTGATCAATAATACGCTGAGTATTTGCATTTCCGGCATTGATGATGTCGCAAGTCTGCTTCTGAGTTTCATAAGAAGAAGCAGCGAATCCCTGCGTGATAGCCTGTCCGAGATCTCTCTGACCATTTCTCAGATCGTTGGTCTGATGGCAGATCGCCAGCTGGTTCTGATAGCCCTGTTCCAAAATTGCTTTCTGTGTTCCACAGCAGCAGTCCTTAATGGCTTGGATCACGTTGCAGTCTCCCATGTTTACAGCGTTAATAACTCTTTCAGCTGAGAAACCAACCTGTCCGCCAACGGTTGCGATGGCCTGTTTCAAATCGCAGCAACACTGCTGAAGCGTGTTAAAGTCGCAGTTAAGGTTCTGAGCCAGTTGCTGTGTAGCTGAGAAATTATCCCGAATAGCCTCACGCAACAGGTTGGTGTTCTGATTCTGCTGTGCTTGGTCTTGCAGCAAAGAAAATTCAGTTCCTACACCGTTACCAAATCCGTTACCGTAACCGTTCCAGCCTCTGCCACCCAATAAAAGCAGCAACAAGAACCACATACCATTGTTTCCACCAAAACCGTTGTTCATGCTATTAAGCAATGCGGCTTCGCTCAAACCATTATTGCCATTGTCGCAACAATAGATTTTTTCCATACAATCACTCATAATTAATGATTTTTTTGCCTTCTTACTGCTTCCGGCATTGCGACTAAGAATTAATTACTTATCTTAGCTGCCAACAAAGTTATATGTTATGGAAAATGAAGTAAATAGGACAAAAGTCTCAATCTCAGATAGAGAATCCGAAGTTATTGAATGTTTGTCTCACGGCTTATCAGAAAAAGAAATAGGCGAGAAGTTATATATCTCGCCTAAAACCGTTAAAAACCATCTGAATAATATCAGAAGAAAACTAGGTGTTCAAAAGAACATTGAAATAATAGCATACTATATTGCAAATTTGCGCGGAAAGAAATTTGATCCTAAGTTACTCCATGAATACGGAATAAGTATTTTTATTCTTTTCTTAAATATCTGCAAAATAGAATGATCCTTTTTATCACTTTATATGCTTTTACAGCAAATAACCAGCATAAAACAGAACAAAGACTTATTAATATTAGCATTTTAATTCCATAAGAAAAATCGATTAACTTAGTTCTAATAAATAGATTTACCATATGATTAACCATTAGGCAATATACACTTAATTTATACCATTTACACATTTTCCTACTATGTATCAAAATATAAATTAGCATTATCAAAGGATGTCCTGTAATATTAGAAAAAGCCCAATATAAAAAAGTCTTTGTACTACCATTTAAAAGTAATACCCCATGTATCAGTGACACAAAAGCACAGATAAACGGGGTATATAGCTTTATAAATTTATACATATCAGAAGTTGTTTCCTTCTCCCGGCAAAGGTACTTCGCTGTTTTCGTTTTTATCGCCAGTTGGCTGCGGAGTAGCCGCAATAACTTCATCGATCTTAGCAATAGCCTCATCGTACTTTCCGGCCTTAATCAACTCTTTAGCTTCTTTCAATTTTTCTACCATAATTCTAATTTTTTAGGGTTAAACATTATTCGACCAAAAGATCCTGCATATACATTGCTTGCGCTGCATTCCAGCTGTTAGCAGACATCATCTTTTCAAAGGCTTCCGGCTTAATCTTATCAAAGGCCGGGATCTCGATCTCTCTGTTGGCTTCCGCATCAATGATCTTAATCTGTTCCTTCTCAGTCTTCTCGGATTCTTTAGTCTGCTCGACAAATCCGTTGAAATCATCTGCTACTTTTTTTAAAGCTCGTACTGCCTTAATTACTTTGTACTTATCCGCTGTTTCCAGCCCATCCAGCTTAGATGCACAGGCTACCGCGTAGCCTTGATTCAATTCAAATACCTTCATTTGTAATATTTTTTACGTCTTCGTTAAACTTATCGAAAAGGGCTTTTACCTTTTCACTGATAGAGCCGATTTCTTCGCTGAAACTTTCATCGCTTCCATTTAAACTTACGGAACTTGATACATTAATATATCCTAATTGCCGTCCGTCTTCTGCAATAATATTGAACGAAGAGTTATTATTTACTCCGTTCTTATTCCCCTTACTATCGTAAGATAGGCTTTGATTGCTGCTGTTAATTAATACCTTGAGTGCCATATATTTATTTTTAAATTACCTGCTGCAAATATATGTATTTTATTTAATAAAAAAAAGCCCTGCCGAAATTAATCAGCAGGACTTAAAAATTCTAATACCTATTTTTTATTTACCCCTTATGAATTTGATGCAAATGTACTAATTATTTTTTAAATAGCAAATCTACCTTTTATATTCTACATTATAACCTCCTAAAGCAGCTCTTTTTACTCCGTTATTCCATGTTAAAGTTATCAATCCATCATAGTTTTGATACACAGTAGTTGGTAGTCTTATTATACCAGTAACTGTGTCTATTGCTCCAGTAGATCCCGATCCGGCTGTTATTGTTACGTCTCCGCTGGCAAATGCTTTTTCACTTGCTGTCCACTGCTCCCCATATTCCGTAGCAATATTGTAGCTATAATATATGCTTCCGGAATTTAAAGGAGTAGTAGTTAATCTTTTAGCTTTAATAGTAAATCTAATAAGGTTATATTCTTCCTGTATAGATGATTCAGTAACCTCAAACAGATTTTCATAGGTAGGCTTAGTATTTATTACTATGTTAGCACTCCTTTTATATAAAGGAGAATCCGGATAAGCATAAATCATTGCATTTGAAGGTATTTGCCCACCAAATACAGCTTGATCAGTGAGAAAACAAAAAGCTGTACAAGTTACCCCCGGCTGGAACCAAGATGCCTTAGTATTAATTCTTACAGACAAATTTCCACCTTTTGATACTGATTCAGATGTACCGTAAGAATAATTTACCGTTCCTGTTTTAGATGTAACTTTTACCGCAACACCAATATAAAAGTCTTTATTTAAATAATCTGTTAGGTCTGAGAATGGAATATAATTTACATTATCAGATGCGTTTTCTCTAAAAAGAATATCAAAAGAATCATTTGAATATGCACTAGCTGGAAAGCTGGGAGTATATTGCGGCAATGCTTTAGGGCTATATCCCCGATAATCTCCTAAACGATATGGTTCAGATTCTCCACCTCTAGGCAATTCATATTCCCATTCTAAAGTTTGAATATCAGAAATCCAGTCTGCACCGCATTTAGCTGGAACTAAACCACAATATCCATTTTGAGCTTTCCAGTAAGTATCATAAGAAGGGAAAGGCTGATTTAGTCTTACTGGCTTATACTTACTCCATTTGTTAATGTTTGCACTACTTTGAAATGCGGTAACTGCGGAATTATTTACTGTTCCATTATTCGCGTTGAGGGTATCGCGGATGTCGTCCCACTTTAAATTCTCTTTTGGTAAAATTTCATATACTGCCATATTATTACTCCTTATATTTCCACTGATAACCACCAGCGTGACTTCTCAGCCCTTTTAAACATTTAATTATATTTGGTCTGCATATTTTGGTTTGTCGGTATGCTTCCGCAATAGAACACCATTCTTTTAATACTTTCCCATCACTGCTTATTTGAAGTATTTTCTTTGAACGTAACGGATGATTAAATCTAGCTAAACCACTTCTGATACCTCTTGTGCCATATTTTATATTTTCTATCATGGTACAAAATTCAAGATTATCTAAACGATTATTTTCTTTATTTTCGTCTTTGTGGTTTATACACTCGTTCCATTGTTCTTTGGGTATAAATGTCTCTGCGATAATTCTATGAACCCTTTTATGCTTGCGAACATTATTTTTGTAAAGTTCAACTACATAATATCCAAACTTGTTTAAACGCATTGATTTTATTTCCTTAGTAATTGCGTTTCTTATAAATCCGTTTGTCCCAGCTTCATACAAACCTTCATAACCTTTAATAGGTTTCCAAATTTCTTTCATTTTGCTACTAATTTATTTGCTACTATCTTAATTTAAAGGGTGGTGGGTGTAGTAGCGTCACCCACCGCAGTTTGCAACCTGCTCCCTTTACAAATATACTAATTTTCTTTATATTATGAAATTATTGATCATCCAAAGTACGAACTTCTTCATAGCCTAGCTTTTTAAGTAGTTTTTTTAATATGACTATTTCTCTCTCAAGTTTCTTGATTTTCTTATCGGTTCTTGTTTCATAAGTTAGCAAGTGTCTGGCCGTATGAACGGCAAACGTATATGCTACTGTTGCATAGTCCATGCTCAAGAAATTATCCTTTTCTTCCACTGCCCACGGAAGGACAGACTGAGTATATTGTGCTGATCCTCCCAAGTTCAGTCTATCGCATTTCATTCCTTCCCTGTTCCAGTGGTAAACGAAGGAAGGCGCTTTCGCTATATCTAATAATGATAATTTAACTTGTTGTATAATTGATTTATAACGAATATCTGATCCATATAAAGTTACCCCACCAGTAACAAGTAGATTTCCTTCCACATATAAATGATTATTTGCGCCATCAAGTGATATAAACATTTTTGCCGCTCTATTAGAACCTTCATATTGATATACTCCTAATCTCATTTCTCCCCAGCTATTATTATAATTTCGAACACATCCGATAATATAAGATGTTTGCCATCCACTGGCTGCTGAATCATACCATCCCAATATATTTCGTATATTTCCAGCAGGAATAGCGCCAACACCTTCCGACATAAACCTACAACTATAAATATCAGAAGCATTATTTAAATTATTTGCAATATATCCACCACCACCATTTCTATAAGATCCGTTACCGAGATAAACTGATTTTTCACCGTAACTTCGTATGAAATAAGTATCAGACATATACCATCCACCACCACCTCTAATACTATACCAACCTGAATCTCCTTGAGATCTAAACCAATCATTCGCAACATAAGAATTTGCGTAAACTCTTGCGTCAGATGCCAATGTTAAAACATTACCTGCTGAAGTGTAAAATAATATACCTGCATATCCTGAAATATGAATTTTACTATCTCCTCCGTATGTAAATCCATACCAAGGATAACCATTATCGTGAGCGTCTGCTGGATTATATGCGAATGTTTTAGCATTCACATGAGCAAAATTAGTATTAATATTACCTACATTACTCATATCTCCACTTACGTTTTGAGTACCATTGAAACTTTGCCCCCATAGAGTTCTTGCGGTTTGAAGTTTTGTAGCAGAAGCCACATTGTCTGTTATAAAAGCTAATTCATTCCATCCTAGCCAATTATCACCGTTATCTCGTAGACTTCTGTAATATATTCTATTGGCATTATTCCAGCTAAGCAATAATTCTCCAGCACCACCACCATTTACGCTTAATAAGTTACCGTAAGGTGTTGGATAACCATTGTTATACACTTGATAAAGTCTTACACCACTAGCAGGGGAGGTATTACCAGTAGCAGCGGTTTTATTACCTTGAAAAGTAAGACCAACAACATTCGCGTTTAACGTAACATTTGCAGATCCGTCTAAACTTACAGATCCGGATAGATAAGAACCTAGTGTTATAGTTCTAGCTGTTGCCCATTTACTTGCCGTAGCTGCATTCCCTGTAATTCCTATACCCCATGTACCACTGGCACCACTACCCGTTTTTGTCGGTGCGTCTGTAATTCCATACCCGGCCAATGTAGTCGGTTTGCTAGTTACCTCTACAAAAGAAGGCCATCTTGTAACGTATGCAGACGGAGCAGCCTTCAATAAGGCATCCCAATTGGCGTGCAAATCCGAAATTGTAGCAATGCTAACAGAAGTAAGATAGTTCTTACTAGTTACCCAGCTTTCAGTAGCGTACCCGGTTAAAGCAGTAGTAAGGTGCGACTTATTGATCTGTTCCGTGGTAGATCCGGCCAATGCCGTCCACATGGCAGACTTGTCGAAGGATGATCCGCTACCCTCTCTTGCTTTCAGAACTTTAGATCCTTCCACCTCTGACCAATAGATAGTATCGTTATCTATAGGCAAACCGTCATAGATAGTGTCAAAACCTTGCGCCCCTGTTGCATACATAGTAAGTGCCCCGGTTAATGCTAGATTTCCTTCCAGTATTAATGCTCCGTCTTCCAGCTTTCTTAACTTAATTCCAGCAATAGTTACCCAGTCCGATGCTGCCAGCGAAGGTGCTGTAATAGCTCCGGATGCCTTGATAGCGGCTGTATTCAATACAGAGGAAAAAGTCTTTTCCCCGGTTATTGTCTGCTTAGTTCCCAGTGTAACGAAAGTACTATCTACATATTTTTTGTCGGCCTTTGTTTCTAGGATCTCTGCTAGATTATCCGTTTCTGCCATTCCGGACAAAAACGCTTCTAGTTCCTTCCACTTATTAATAATTTCATCCGTATCAGATCCTTCCAAAAAGTCATTTAACTTATTAGATACCGAAGCCAAAGCGGATGCAGTTGCATAATTCTGAGATACCCAACTTTCCGTAGCGAACCCTGTTAATGCTGTTGTAATATGGGATTTATCTATTTGCTTTTCTGAATCAGAAGTAGCAAGAGCAACCCACATAGCATTTTCATCAAAAGAACTTCCTGCACCTGCTACAGCTTTTAGTACATTGTTTTCCTTTTTGATAGTAATACCATCAACCGCAACAGCATCCATAATTGTAGATACAGATCTACCAGCCGTTGCGTAAAATGTCATTCCTCCAGTAACAGCTACATCTGCATCTATATATACTACCCCTTCTTCTTCGTATATCTTTTTCTTAGATTTTCCAACAGAAAGACCGGGTGTAAAATGCTTTAGACCGGATATTTCCTGCTCTGTATCAATAGTGACATATTTTTCCGCTATTTCTTCTTTGGTATAAAACGGCTTTTCTCCTTGTATTTCTGACCAATTATAAGTAGGCTTAGTATCTCCGATCCATGTAGGCTTTCCGGAAATGTTACCCCATTGAACAGATCCTGCTTCGCCTCCACCTCCTTTAGCCTTTAACACCTTAGATCCATCAACAATTTCCCAATAGATAGTATCGTTATCTATAGGCAAACCGTCATAGATACTACCAACACCCTGCGTTCCTGCGGCATACATAGTAAGCCCCCCGGTTAATGCTAGATTTCCATCAATAAACAAGCATCCGTCTTTTTCGTAGGCTTTAATCTTTGATGATCCTATAGTTATTCCAGCGTTAAAGTTCTTAACACCTAAAACATTCTGTTCTGTTGCATCAGTAGTGACAAAGTTAGAAGTATCTATATTTTCTCCGATCCCGGCCAGCAAGTTAGATAGAAGTATCTTTTTTGCAGCTCCTTCTCCAGTATCTAACACTGCATAATAATTATCCTTATACTCCTTTAGTTCCTCAAGCTCTCGTATAAGTAAGCCATTAACAAGGTTAGACACACCGCTCCCCTGTATATAAGACTTGTAATATTGCGCTATTGATTCATCATCAAATCCAAGTGGTGTGTTTACATCTACCAATAGCGCGTTATAAAAAGACTCTTTTACCCTACGATTAAAGCTGGCAATCTTTTGAATAATGTTATCTACGGTAAATTCAGCTTCTACAGAAGCTAAGTCCCCCTGTGCCTGCCATTCCGGTTCGTAAGCAAAAGTAAGGGCATTATAATTTCTGCCATTCTCCGAGATCTGAATATAATCAGACAAGCGAACAAGCCGGAGGCCATCGCACAAAAATTCCGGAGCAATAAACTTGAATTTATAAGTCTTGCTAGATATTTGACTTTCTAGGAATGGATATCCACCCCTTTTTGTCAGTTCTTCTTCAAAATCGTACTCCGGCTTTCCTATTGTAGCTTGTATGTAGCATACAAATTTAAAATCTCCTTCGTAATTAATTTCTCCGCCAGTATAATATATATTATCATCATTCCAGTAGGTTATTTTCAGATAATTTTCTACTGAATCACAGGCTACAAAAACCTCCGAATAATAGGTATATTGCTTACTTGATCCCTGTAATTTAAGGATCAAATAATAAGTTCCGCTTTTTAAGGTATAAGATCCCGGGAAAGCTGTTTCTTTTAGCTTAATCACGGAATATCCTAAAGAACTGAACTTATTAATAATTTCCGGCTTAGTTAATTCAGAGTAAACCTCACTACCGGACTTAGCATCAACAACAGAGAAGGATATAACAGAGGCTATATCATCCTGTACAATTAACTGAAATGGTATTACAGCATCATTCCTTGAGATAAGAGGAAAGACACTTCCGTATGCATACCATTTTTTCCCGTTCTGATACTTCAAATCTTCGTAGAAAGGAAGTACGTTAAGGCTGTTATAGTGTTCCATAATCATTAATTTTTATGCAAATATAGTTTATTCCGGGTAATATTCCAATGTAGCAGTTACTTGTCTAGTTTCTAAGTTAATCTGCACGTCTCCAATACTTCCGAGCTGGCTCTGAGAATTTACTTTTATAGCTTTATAGATGTCTATATCATCGTAAGAAGGGAATATTACTTCTTGCTTCATTATTTTTTTAATTCCATGCACTACTAGATCTTTGTTGCACGATCCGGATATATTTTTCCCGGACATGTCATACATATAGTAGTTAAGCAATTCATGCCAGCTATATAAACCATTCTGAGCTGTTATTTCCGCTTCATTATCATTAACGTCTCTTATCGTATAAGACACTATAGGGACAGAATATATATTACCTTTCTTTTCCGCACCTATCAAAGCAAATCCACTCATTGATACCGTTGAAGGACTAGCCTGCATCAAATCAATATCAGCAGAGAAATCTGATATAGTTATAGATTCGCTTTTGTCCTTTTTCACGTAACTTGAATTTACATTAAGAACGTGAGTAGTAAATGCATCTGTAGATGTATCTCCCCACTCAAACTCGTAAGATGAAGACAAATCATCCTTTTCGTACTCTATTACGTTAGTCTTATAGTCATAGGACTTTCCGGCCTTAATATTAACTAGATCAGACAAAGTTATTTGCGATGTTATACCTTCATAGCTCCCCCCATTCATAAACCACAGGACATGCTCTATTCTTAGTCTCTTTTGTTCATCAATAAACCAATAGCACCGGAAGCAATCTCTTAGCATATTCAATATACTTTCTAAGGTTAAAGATGCTGTCTGTGCAGCTTGGTCATAGTTTCCTTTAATAATATTGCTCTTAGGAGCTATAAACGGGTAAACTCTTTTTCCATTAATTATAGATGGATAATTACTTTCTGAGTAAAGGAAAGAACTATATTCTTCGCTAAATTCGTGCTTTATTTCCGGATCTATCTTTTTTAGCAGGGCTTTAATAACGTGCGCTAAATTATAGCAATCCTTTACCGTATATTCTTTTCTCATTGCTTCCTCCAGCTTATTATAAGTAGGATCGTATGCGTACCACACAGACGCATTTTTCCAGTAGTTCTTACATACAGGGAGCAAACGATTTGTTCCGGAAACACCCGGAAGGAATTTATTAGTAAAATAGCCATAATCTCCCCGGCCAAATTCTGTAGGATCTTCGCTTGTAATATTACTAATTACATAGGTTCCCTCTGTATATCCTACGCATTTCGTAAAAACTGATCTATTAATATTAGCAATATCATCTATCGGAATATCATTTGTTTTAACCCCCAAAACTTCGTCTAAAGCACATATTATTCTCTGCATAATAATATAACTAGACACATTATTAACGACCAGTTTTATATCTACTCCGTTTCTTTCCCGGAATATAAGTTCTTGTCCAGTCTTTAAAACTCCGTAATCCTGTGACAAATATTGCTCTTCCGCAACCAGTTCAAGAGTAGATGTTTCTTTGTTCATTATAGCTATTTCCAGCGTATAACTACTCCCTGTAATTCCACCTATTCTAATATAATAATTTTCATTTGTGCTAGATGTAAGACTTTCATTTTGAAGGTTGGTTCCTGTATATACTCCATTGTACTTAGCCATTTCTCCTTCGGCCTTGATTTCTACTTCCACTAGTTTTTTTACCGGGGAAAAGAAATAGGTATTTTTCAGCTCTTCAACGTCTTCAATCGGCTCATTAATATCTTCTTCCCAATATGTGCCACCTCCAAAATTACTTATCGAAGATCCCCCAACTATATAAGTCTGAATTATTCCCCTTATAGTCAGATTAATATCTGTAGTCTCCGGAGCTAGCTTAATAATGTCATAGCTGGTCTTATAGTTACCTAAGAATTGGGTATAATTATCTTTAGCAGTAGTTTTTAGCTTTACTATCATATTATCATCATCAAAGGTGCAGTCTGTCTTATTGAATTCTGCTGTATAATAGTCCTCATATACTCCTTTCTCATTCATCTTTTTCACGAGTAAGGTGTTCTGCATATCTATGCTAGTAGATTTTACTATCGTATAATCAAACCCTGTCAGCTTAATATCTCCATTTAAAGTTTGTCTGAAAAATTGCTGTGAGGATTCCCGGGAGTATTTTTTAGTTAGTTCCTTATAGTGAGGAAATACTTCTGTCCCGTTTATATAGAATTTATATCTAGCTGGTATCATCTTATTATCTGTTTTACGTTTTTCTTAATTTTCAAAATAGTCCCATTTGCAGCCATATAAATTTGCTGTTCATTCTGCTTCTTAATAGCACTAAGATCCCCTTCGATTTTACTCAGATCCACATTATTATTTCCTAGTAAGATCATGTCATTACCATTAGTCATAAATGCAGATTCATATTTTGATTCGAAAGTTCCATTATTAATGCTTTTTATTATCTGTGGCAGCTTCTTTCTATATTTCCTAGTAGATTTTTTGTTTATAATAGCAAAAGCCTCTCCCCCTTCTGCCCTTCTCTTCCGGCCATCCGGGGTAGTACCCATATCTATATCATTTCCGCTTTGATGACTTCCTCCTTCTAGGAACTCTATACCTCCTTCTCCATATTCCAGCTTAGTTACTTGCTGGGCTTTTATCTTAGCAGCCGCGAAGCTAGTCCACATAGTAGCAATAGCGGCTATGGCTGCGGCCACACCAAACGGGCCAAGACCGGACATAGATTTCCATATATTAGCAGATGCAGTGATCAAGCTGGAAGACTGGGTTAAAGCATCTAAAGCCTGTTGCTGTCTCTGTGCAGCCTGTTTATCCTTTAATGCCTGTTGCTCTTTTTTCTTTGCCAGCTCCAGTTCTTTCTGTGCAGTTGCTACATCATTTGCATAGCCATTATTTCTAGCCTCTATTTCTTGATCTAGTCTCGTCTGAGCAGCATCCACCTCTTCTTGCGCATTCTCCAGCATTGCATTTTTTGCTTCTGTCTGAGCAGATAAAAATGACTGTAATTGCGAAATTGAAAAGTTTACACTTTCACTAATAGCTTGCTTCTGTTCATCATTAAGTTTAAGTCCTATTAAGTCATAAATATCTCTATTCTGATCCTTAATACCAGTTTGAGCTATTTCGTTATCTATTTTTTCTATTGTGTTTTTTAGAATCTGAATCTCTTTATCTCCCATTTGTTTTTGGCCACTTTCAACAAGCTGCAACAGCTTTTTAAGCCTTTCCTTCTCTGCTTGCAATTTAAGTTTTGTCTTTTCATTTTCAGTTATCTTCATCAGATCAATCTCAGACAGCCTTAAATTATATTCATCTTCTACAGATTTTTCAGTTAATTTATTTCTTTCTTCTATCTGCTTCTGCTGTTCCTTTGCTGCTTTATCTGCATATTTTTTCCTAATACTTTCTTCTTCTTGAGCCATTTTAATGGTCTTCTCTGCTATAGTTTTTTGTATAGCCTCCCTAGCTTCATTCGTAAGATTCTTTTCTTTTTCCAGCGTTGTTTTTAAGTCCTCTATTTCCTGTCTATATTTGGAGTTAGACATTTCTATTTCTTTTTGCATTCCTTCCTCCATTATATCAAGGCGAGCGCTTTCTTCTTCCCGGACATATTGCAAAGTATTATCTTTTTCCTCCTTCTGCTTATTAGTCTTTCCATTACCTTTTTTTGTCCCGAACAATGAAGAAACATCTATTTGCTTAGTTAATTCCTTATCTGCTTTCTGTAACTCGTAAAGTTCCCTTCTAGCATTTTTAGCAGCTTCCGAGAAATTATCTAC